GGGCCTGGTACACTGCCGGTATCACGTCCTCTGGAAGCACACCCATTTCCTTAGACAAGTCTTTGACTTGTTCTTTCATGCCATCCATTGCGTCTTGCGTTATCCCAGGGAGTAGTGTGAAGACCTCGTTCATCTTATCTTCAAAAGACACCAAGCTTTTTACAGAGCTTGCGGCAAACGCACCAACAGCAATAGTGGCAGTTGCAAGCGCCGCACCGGCTACCTTGACAACGTTTTTTATTCCGTTGGAAAAGGAGGTTTTTATAGAGTTCACTTGCGCGTCTATTTTTGACTTATCAATACTCGTATCAATTCTTACGCTTCCATCTGCCATCAGAACGCCTCCCAAGCATCTTGCAATTTCTCGCCTGCTGTCTTTCTCTTCCCTAACGAGTACGCTTCCTTTGCCCTGTTCAGACTGGAAACATAGTCCTTGTCAGCACCTTTTGGAATCTTCCTAGCCCTGATACCAACCACTTCTGAAAGCTTGGTGCAGTCCGGCAGGTTGTCCAGCAGACTGAGGAAGGTCCACCAGTGCATCTTCTCCGTTGCAAGGTCTATGTGATACACCTGCAAGAAAGCCGCATGGATTCTAGCGGAATCCTCCAGGATATCAAAGACAGGCTCTTCGCCTTTTGCCTTTTCATTCTCGTTTCCCATGTTTATGTACATGGGGATATATTCCACCATCCTTGCAAAATCCTCGGGCTTTGCATCAGGGAAGAACTGCAACACCGATATGACAAACTTCTCGCCCTCTTTGATCTCGTCATCCTTGAGCATCGCAAAGAACTTGAACGGTTGCCGGAAGTCAGTGTTTATGGCATAGCCACCAAGCTCACTTGGTGGCGTATCCAGAATCGGGTTGAACATTATAGGTACTTGCCAATCTTGTACTGCAATCCTGTTTGCAGCGTATCATTTATAGCCATAGCAACGTCCAGCATGTTATGGATATTGTGCCCGGCCTCTTCCCAAATGCGATCATAATCGCCTAGCACAAAGTCAATCATCTGTTTTAGGCAAGAGAGCATATCGTCAACATTCCCACCATTCATAAGCTTTTGTCTAGACTCTTCAAGCTCTACTACAAAAACCTCAGATTTCTTTATGAAATCGTAGTTACTAACTTCAATCTCATACACCTTGCCGGCGATTTCCAGTTCTTCAACTCTTTTTTTAAAATCAATCTTCTTCATGGTTATTCCTTTTAATAGGGGAGGGGTTTTAAACCCTCCCCATTGATGTTATGCAGAGGCTATGTCGAGAGCGGCAAGCACCTCAGTTGCAAAGAGCACTACACGCCCGTTTGCGTCAAGCTCAAACATATTCAAGCTCTTGCCGACAGTGGCGGCAATGTTAGCGCCAGAAGTATAGGCAACTGCCTGCACATATGCTCCGGCATTCGGTGCAGTCGGAACACCGTTTTTGAGGATATACGCAAGCGTATTACCAGCACCGGCGGTAGCCGTAAACTTGGTGGACCCGACAACAGAACCTGCGGCAACAACAGCAGTCAAAGCAGGTGCAGAGGTTGCAAGAGCAAGAGCTGGTTTAGCTTTAAAGTGAAGCTCAAAAGACCATTCACCCTTTGCTTGTGCATCTCCTCCAGGAGGCGTGATGTTGGCAATTGTCACCAATCCAGATTTAACGTCACCCTGGAAGTTAGTCCAACGTGCCTGCGTCTTGCGTGAGCAACCAAGACTGAGTTGCAAGCCAAGAATGTAGTCTTGTGCGGTGTCGCCATAACGCCTATCTAAGGTGACCGAAAGCACGTACTGTGCACCGATGACTTCTGACTCTGCAAAACCATCACCGTCATAGTAAGCGGTCTGGTCGACAGACTCATTCAGCGCATGCCCGATACTTTTTACACCGGCTGCCAATGGTACCCAACTCGGCGTTCCGCCGTAGTTCGCGTCAATCTCCAAAAGAGATTCGTAGTTCAAAGGAATTTCGCAATTAAACATATATTAACCCTCCATAAAATAATCAAGCATGAAATTGCTTGTATAGATCTTTTCATTCTTCTCCGTCTTGGTCACAAAATGTGCCGACTGGACTATTTGGTTTTTGATTATCTGTATACCCGACTCCAAGTACAGCCCGTTAGGTAGGTCAAGTAGCGCTTCGGCAGAATACAGCATGGCAACGGCGGTTTCGGGGTTCATGCTCTTTGCGTACAAGGAGTATGCAAATTGTCCTGTTCTTGACTTGTCGTAGTATCGGGTTTCAACCGCGACAGAAGGGTCTTGCCTTAGCATGAAGCGCTCTGAAGCCTCGGTGTAGAATGTGTCCACATCGGTGACCACGATTCCAGCGTCCTCCATGAATTCAGTCAGTGCATCAATTATTCGCATTGAGAATCTTCCTCCAGTTGCCTATGAACTGCGCTTTTGCCTCTTCAAACCACTTCGCCCTTGCGTTTGGGTTTGCAGACTTATCAAAGTCAAAGCCTATGCCGTGGTACATCTTCTTGGCATACGGTGCATTCCATTCAAGTTCACCGCTTCCGATGGTGGATCCTGTAATGCCGGAACTCATGAGGTTACCTGTATCCATGGGCGCAAAGTAGTTGCTATCTTTGAGAACCTGCATATCAAGCACAGGTTGGATAACTCCAACATGCTTCTTGATTTTTGCAGAGACTTTGTTGATGTCCATTTCAAAAGTCATCATGTCAGGTATATCTCCAGATGATGCAGGCTTTTTTCATCATATGCCATAAATATTTCCCTTATGGTCAGGACAACGCCGGAAAAGGTAACCTTGTCGCCTTTTGCAAATGTTGCAGAACCGCTATTTACCCTATCCCAAAAGAGCAGGTACTTGTCATCCTTAGCCTCACCGTATGAATCAAGCGCCGTCTGTTGGCTAGGCTCAAGGCGAACATGGTTGACTGTAGCAGTGGTTACGGTTTCGTTTCCGTACTTGTCCACACCGGTAACAGCAGAATGGGAAATCGTATGTATGAGCAGGTTGAGCGGTATTGGTCTAGACAACGGTAACCCCCCTGAACATCAAACCTGTTTGCGAAAGAAACATGGTTGCCCTGGAACACAAGTTGTTGCTACTTGAGCCTTTAATCTTTCCGGAATAGGAAAACTTGCCGATAGTCACATTGTCAGCCTCGCTCTGGTTGTATGTCGCGCCGTTAATGACGTACCATTCCACCTGCGCCGCCGTTGCCTTGTAGATGAGGTTTCGAACAATAACAGCATAGTCGGCAATATCGTCAATCGCCCAACAGGCTTTTGCGTTGATATCGTCGCTTGCACGGATGATAAGCTTGGTCAGTTCGTCGTCTGTACCTTCTGCACCGTGGTAGATATCGCGGTAATAATCAAGGTCAATAAAACCGATTGACGGTGATACTGTAGGGTCCGCTAGGAGTTGTTCCCAAGTCAAATCATCGTATACGCTCACATGAGGCCTCCTTCAAACCAAATCAAATCGCTGTATAAGGAAATTGCTTTCCCCGATTCGTTCACTATGCGGAACACATACAAGGTGTTGTTATTAAGGACAATCGGCAAACGGCCGGAGGTAAAGCCTCCACCGGAGCTTTGGTTGGTTGCTGATGTACCTACCAGGATAGTCGGATAAGTCGGCATGACTGCACCGGTTACTGTTGCGTTAAAGACAACATCAACCTCTCGACTATCTGCTCCAGGAAAACGGTTGATAGGGGTTATAGCAGTCCCACCGGTGTAACCGGTTGCTATACCAAGGTATATCTTTACCGGCCCTGATGTGGTTGCCCATGCGGTTGGAAAAGCTGTAAGCGTCTTTGTCATGCCTCTTGCATCAAGGATAATGTCAACAGTCGCACCGATTCCAATTGGGTACACTTGCTCAACGTACCAACACTTGCCTTGCTGAATAAGGAATGAATACTGGTCAATTGAAACTACCCTGTCGCTGTTTTCGGTGTATATGGCGACTGGACTACCGATTAGCGTCTTTATGACCTGTGGCGTGTCGTCGTATGGGATTGTGTACTCGTATGCAAACAGCATTGTAGGCACAAGCAATAGCAACAGCATCAGCCTTTTCATTTTCTATCCCTCTTTTTGGGTGCCTCAAATGTAGGGTTTTTGTTGGTTATGTTATAGTCCTTATCACATTCGCCTTCAAGCATATACCCTTCCTTGACGGCCTCGTCTATATCTCTCTTTGTGTTTCGTATGATTGATATGCTACCTCTTTTTAACTTGTACATTGTTTTTCGCTCCTAATTTATGAAAGGGAAGTTGGGAGGGGTTGCCCCCTCCCGTTAAGTTACTTATGCGAAGATGTCGCCAGCGGCAAGGACCTTTGTTGCAAACTTCACAACGCGATTGTTTGCATCAAGCTCGTACATGTTCAAGCTCTTGCCAGCAGTAGCTGTTGCGATATCTGCACCTGATGTATACGCAGTCACACTCACAATCTCGTTGAAATTGGGAGCGGTGATTGCGTCATCAGTCAAGGAGTATCCCAAGGTATTTCCAGTTCCAGCGGTTGCGGTGAACTTGGTTCCTGCGGAGGTACCGGCTGCTACAGTTACGGTCAGTTCAGGGGCGGCAATCGCGGTGTAGGAAACAAGCATCCCTGGGATTTTGTTGTCTGGAATAAATAGGTCATGGTACAGGCGATATTGAATCAACCAACCATCGGTTTTCTGGTTCACACCAGGAGCAAAAACCTTGAGCTTGTCGTGCTTCATGACACCGTAAGGAGCAGAATCTGGGATGATAATCCAGTTTATATTCATTGCGGTTGCTGTTGCTGTAAAGCCAAACAATGAAGAACCATCGTTAAAAGTAAACGCGGATTTGAACCTAGACGAAGGAACACGGACAATCTCAACACCGTCAAGATATCGAGTCTTTGTCTTGATAGCTCCATTGTTCGATACAACATCAAGCCTCTTCTCTATCTTGTCAGCCATGTCAAGGATTCTTGCAGACTCGTAAGACATGTAAATCTTCTTACCAGCCTCTTCACCTATGATGTTCTCAACG